TTGGATTACATCGTCGAAGGGCAAACCGATGGCATCCCCGGTCGCAAGTATCTGCGTGAGCAGGTCCAGGCGGCCCGAGGGTTGCCCGCGCAGGAGTCGGTAGTGCGCCGTCTTAACTTCTGCGAGTGGACGCAAGCCGATGCGCCGTGGATTTCTTGGGGCGTCTGGAAGCAGGCCGAAGAACGCGTACCCATGCGGCTACTGCGTAACCGGCGATGTGTTGGCGGGCTCGACCTTGCCAGCACCACGGACTTGACCGCATTCGTTCTGATCTTCTGGCCTGCCCCACACGATCCGCACTGGCGGCTGCTGCCGTACTTCTGGATTCCTGACGATGACCTGCAGGGGCGTGAAGACCGCGACAAGGTGCCCTACGCCATGTGGGTCAAGCAGGGGCACCTTGAAACCACACCAGGTCGGGCGATCAGCAAGCTGCATGTGCTGCGGCGGCTGGTCACTATCTGTGCGTACTTCGATGTGGAGCGCATCGCCTATGACCGGTGGCGCATTGAAGACCTGCTGCAGTTGATGTCTGAGTACGACATTGTACTGCCGGAAATGGTGGGCTTCGGCCAAGGCTACAAGGACATGGGGCCGGCGGTGGATGAGTTTGAGCGCCGCCTGCTGGGCTTGGCCCCTGAGCAGGACGCTATCGATCTTGACCCCTCTGAATGGGAGGTCGTCGACAGTGAAACCGTCGAAACCCTGCGTCACGACGGCAACCCGGTCATGACCTGGTGCGCCGGTAACGCGGTGATCGTTTCGGACCCGGCCAACAACCGCAAAGCCGACAAGGCCAAGGCGACGGGTCGAATTGACGGCATCGTCGCCTCCATTATGGCCGTTGGGATCAGCAGCAAAGCGGCTGGCCCGACGGGTAAATCTATCTACGACGAAGGGGCGGGTATATGAAATTGGTCATCGTTTCATGGCTGGCCGGTCTGCTGGGCTTCGGTCTGCTAGTGGGCGGCGTCGCCATGATCAGTACGTCGGTTGCTTGCATCGTCGCAGGCGTTGGCTTAATGGCCTGGGCGTTCCTGGCTGATCGCGCAGCGGCTGTGTTGAAAACCAAACCCAAACCCCAAGGAGGCTGAGCATGTTCTTTTCAAGCGTGCTCGGCGAGGGGCGTGGGAATCTGACAGAAGCCAATAGCGGCTTTTGGCGTGGCCTGTTGGGTGGTGGCCGCAACAGCTCGGGCGTGAAGGTCACGCCTGAGTCGGCGCTAGGGCTGCCGATTCTGCAGAACTGCGTCACGCTGCTGGCCGAAACCCTGGGCCAGCTACCGTGCGAGATGTACCGCCGGATGGACAAGGGCCAGCGTGAAGCCGCGATCAATCACCCTGCGTATGACGTGCTGCGGTACCAGCCGAACGGGTTTCAGACGCCGTATGAATACCTGGAGTGCACCCAAGGCGCCGCTGGCTTGCGTGGCAACGCTTACAGCTTCATTGATCGTCGGGACGATGGAAACGTCGTGGCCCTGTGGCCGTTGAGCAACGACAAGGTACAGGTGCTGAGGGGCGGGGACATGCTGCCCTATTACCGGATCATCGGCGGTGAAGCGGTGCCGATGCGCATGATTCACCACGTGCGCTGGTTCAGTACCAACCATTACGAGGGGTTGTCGCCTATCGAGGTGCACGCTGAATCGTTGGGCCTGGCTCAAGCGGTACGGCAATACACCGGCAAAAGCTTTGCCAACGGCGTGACTGTTTCCGGCGTGATCGAGCGGCCACGTGAAGCCCCGGCGATCAAGGATCAGGGCAGCATCGACAAGATTGTCGATCAGTGGGGGCAGAAGTTTGGCGGCATGGACAACGCCAAAAAGGTTGCCCTGCTGCAAGAGGGCATGACCTTCAAGCCCGTCTCTATGAACAACGTCGATGCCGAGGTGCTGGGCATCCTCAAAACCACCGGTACCGACATTGCCCGGATCTACAAGATCCCGCTGCCGATGGTCAACGACCTGGAGAAGTCGAACTACAACACCCTTGAGCAGTTGATGATTCAGTTCGTGGTGTTCGCCCTGTTGCCATGGGTCAAGCGTCATGAGCAGTCGATGATGCGCGACTTCTTGTTACCCGCTGATCGGCGTGAGTACTTCATTGAGTTCAACTTGTCCGGCCTGTTACGCGGTGACCAGAAGAGCCGTTATGAGGCCTACGCCATTGGGCGCCAGTGGGGCTGGCTCAGCGTCAATGACATCCGCCGCTTGGAGAACATGCCCCCGGTACCGGGCGGTGATATCTACCTGCAACCGCTGAACATGGTGGACGCTGGCAAGGGCGCCGCTGACTTGACCAACCCCAACGTGCGAGCGCAACTCGAACTGCAGCACGCTGAAATTGAGAGGATTCTCGCGCAATGAAAAACTATCTGCGAGCCTCCAGCCTGCTGTTCAATCAGCCGCTGTTGGTGACGCCTGACATGTTGGACCTGGGCGTACGCTGGGCCAATCAGGCAATGAGCTTGAACATCGTCAACATCGGCAGTCAGGGTGCTGCGAAGTTGTGGTCAGACGATGGCATGGATCGGATCGCCCAGCGTGAGGAAGAGCGTCGGACGGCCATCGCGCGCACGGGCATCGAGGTGATTCCAGTCAGCGGCGTGTTGGTCAGCCGTGGCAGCCACGTCAGCATGTGCGAAACGATGACCAGCTACGAAGCGCTGCGGGCTCAGATTAGCAACGCAGTTGCCGACCCGATGGTCGAGCGCATCGTTTTGGACATCGACAGCCCAGGCGGCTCAGCGGTCGGTGCGTTTGAATTGGCGGCGGACATTCGCGCCATGGCCCAGCAGAAGCCCATCACCGGCATCGTCAACTTCATGGCCTACAGCGGCGGCTACTTGATCGGCGCCGCGTGCAGCGAGCTGGTGGTGAGCCAGACCAGTGGGGTCGGATCAATCGGCGTCATCGCCAGTCACATGGACCGCTCCAAGATGGAGGAGGGCATGGGCGTCAAGGTGACCACGGTGTTTACCGGTGCCCACAAAAACGACCTCAGCCCTCACGAGCCGTTGAGCGACCAGTCGCTCAAGTACCTGAACGATGTGGTGCAGGAAAGCTATCAACTGTTCGTCAATGCGATTGCCGACTATCGCGGGCTCTCGGTGCAGCAGGTCATTGCCACCGAAGCTGGCTTGTATCGAGGTCAGGCCGGTATTGCTGCTGGCCTGGCAGATCGGATGCAAAGCCCGCAACAGGCGGTTGATGACCTCTCAAACTCGGTGGCATTGAGCCGGGCCAACCGGCAGCAAGGCCGCCTTGCGGTGCGTGCCGCAGCACTGAATTTTCAAACCCAGATCTGACCGCGTTCGCGGCAGTCTTCGATGCCCGCCTTGTGCGGGTTTTTTTATGCCCAGGAGGCAGCATGTCCCTTGTACTTCAACTGCGTAGCGAACGCGCCAAGATCAACACCACGCTTCAAGCGCTGGCCAAACTTGAGGCCGATGGCGAGGCGCTATCCGCCGAGCAACTGTCTCAGTTCACCACCCTGGAAGCTGAGTTCAACGCACTGACTGACAAAATCAGTCGCGCGGAACAGGCCGAGCGAATGGCGGCAGCCAGTGCGGTCCCGGTTAATGAGCTGGCAAAAGGTCGTACCAACCAGTCGCATGGGCATATTGCCGGTACCGGCCCAGCCGAAGCTCCAGGCGTTCGCATGGCGCAGATGGTCCGCTTGCTGGCTGCAGCGGGTGGCAACCAACAGCAAGCCGCTCAGATGGCAGAGCAAGGCGGTTTTTCCACTGATGTAGCCATGGCATTGAGCACCGTGACGCCGGGTGCGGGCGGCGTACTGGTGCCTCAAAACTTTGCAACCGAGATCATCGAGGCCCTGCGCCCGATGTCGGTTGTTCGCAAGATGGGTACCCGCAGCTTGCCACTGAACAACGGCAACCTGACCATGCCCCGTATCACCGGCAACACGGTGGTGACCTATATCGGTACCGAAACCGATATCCCGATCACCGGCATGACGTTCTCGGATACAAAGCTGTCCGCGAAAAAAGCGGCCGCGATTGTGCCGATCTCTAATGACCTGATCGCCACAGCGGGCATTAGCCCGCGCATCGATGACATCGTTGTCAGCGATTTGGCGGTGTCGATGGGGCTGTCTGAGGATCTGCACTTTATCCGCGCCGACGGTTCGGGCTCGCTACCCAAGGGCATGCGCTACTGGGCTCAGGCGTTCAACGTGTTGCCAGCGCCCAGCACGGCTGGCATTACCCTGGAAAAGATCGACCTGTTTTGCGGCGGCATGATGCTGCGCATCGAAACGGCCAACGTGATGATGAAGGACTGCGGCTGGTTGATGCACCCGCGCGTGTTCCGCTGGTTGCAGTCGCTGCGTGATGGCAACGGCAACAAGGCCTATCCGGAAATCGAACAGGGCATGTTCAAGGGCTACCCGGTGGGCCTGAGCAATCAGATCCCGGTGAACCTGGGCGCCGATGGCAATGAAACCGAATTCTACTTCGTCAACTTCGCCGACATGATGATCGGCGAAGACATGGACCTGACGATCTCTTTCAGCAGCGAGGCTGCTTACAAAGACGCTGAAGGCAACATGGTCAGTGCCTTCCAGCGCGATCAGACGCTGGTCAAGGTCATCGCCAAACACGACTTTGGCCCACGCCACGTTGAAAGCATTGTTGTCGCTGTCGCCGTCAAGTGGAGCGCTGGCATGTAATCCCTTTGCCCCGCTTCGGCGGGGCTTTGCATATCTGAGGTTGACGTGATGAGCGACAAAGTGGTGGTGCGTTTTTTGAAAGCCTGGCGCGGTTACTCGGCTGATGAGCTGGCCGGGTTCGATCCTGATGTTGTTGAGGGGCTGAAAGCCAAGGGCTTCGCTGAAGTCTATGAAGGGGCGGGTGGAGCGACATCCAGACAGCGGGCAAGTAAGCCAGCGGCCTCGAAACCCCGCGCCGCTAAGCCTAGTGGTAAGTCTGATGAAGGCGGTGAGGGTGGCCCTGACGATGGTGGTGCTGGTGGTGCTGAAAACGGCGAAGGCACTGACGGCGCCGACGGTGGCGATGGAACTGCTGACGAAAGCACCGAGAACACCGATGACGACGTGAAGCCTTAAATCATGGCCCGTAGAATCGAGTACCTCGGCGATCCGGTATTAACCCTGGCACAGGTGGCTTTCCAGTGCCGGGTTGAGCCCGAAGACATGGAGCCCGTGTTAATCGAGCAGATCGTAATCCCTGGCGTAACCGCGCAATGCGAGTCGAAGACGGGCGCGGCGGTCCGGGCTGCGCTGTACGAAGAAGACTGGCCCGCGACCTTCGCTTCTGGTCACGCCCTGGACGTGGGGCAGGCCACAGAAATTGTCTCGATCATGTCACCGCAGCCCGATGGCACATGGGCGGCGCAGACTGCACCGTTCGAGCTGCAGCAAGGCCAGCGGGAAAGCTTCCTGTTCTTTGCCGCTGGCCGTCCCGCTGGCCCGTTGCGGATTCGCTACAAGGCCGGCGTTAACCTTGACC